AATATATACTACCACCTCCGAAAAAAGAAAGTAGTGATAAACCGTTTGTCCACGCCCAAGTTCCTGCTCCGATATTAAAACGTATCGTAGTGGATGATGGGAGATACTTCTGTAAACCATCGATATCATCCTGAATGTCCTGAACTATGTGAGTTCCGTTGGTGTAGTTAAAGGTCGCTGATTCCTGTTCCTTAACAATTTCTGACCAATTAGTATTTCCGATAACAGCATTATACACAGTGCTGGACGCAGACGAACTTAATGCGAGATCTCCGTTAACCGTTAGATCATCAAAAGTTACTGTTGTTCCGCTGGCCATTCCGTATGACGAGTTTGTTAAAATGTTATAGAACCATGAGCTTCCAAGAACTCCTTCCCCAATATCGAACCGATTCGTATCGCCCCAGTCTGCCCATCTATGAATAAAATTAACCGTCCCAGTGGCTGTACCCCATCCGCTAAACATTGCATAATCTTCACATACCAGAGACCCGCCCTGAAATCCGACGATGATATTTGTTGTAACGGCCATGCTGGAGTTCTCCGTAACCATTACCGTGATGTTGCTTGGGAACAAAACATTGTTTGTTATAGACCATGCCCCACCGTCAAGTATGACTCGCGCCTGATGGTTACTTATGCCAGCAATGACAGTATTAAGTGTTGCGCTTGTCTTATCGCCATAGTCCTTTGCGAAGTACCAGTTAGAAGGAACATCGGTACGACCGGCATAAATAACAATAGGTAACAGGACGGAAAGAATAAACGGGATGAATTTTTTCATAATAAGACTCCTTAAACGCCGACAGTTACACCATCGGTTTCAATGTTAGCTCTCTGCAATATCAACCAAGGATACCACGTCCGTGATGCACCACTGTGAGAGAACGAAATAGTCGCGACTCCACTAGAGTTCGTTGCACCATTCCAACGAGTCTGGTCGGAGCCGCTAGGTTTATGGAGTGTTTCAGTAGGGTCGGTAGCGGAGTCGGAAAGCCAAAGCTCGTACATGAAAGTATTGCCACCAGGAACAGTGATAACCATTGTATTGGTTAATCCAACAACCGTACAGACCAAAGTTCCGTTGATGTCAGACAGGTTGAGAAACATTGCCCCTATTCCCATTGATACGCTATTACATCGTGCTCCCATGGCTATTCTCCTTTATGCAACGGCAGGGAATTCTTCACGAACCCGTACCGGAAATATGTCAATTACAGTTTGTGTCGATCCGTTAAAATCAACAGTTATCTCAATCTGGTACCGGCCAGCATCTATATCAAGAGAAGCTGCTGGAAACGTGAGCTTGATTATGCCCAATGAAGCGACGTGTTTGGTTACGGTAAACTCGAATAGGCTCTCGTCGGTATCGTTTATGGCGCGGAATAAAGCCGTCACATCTGTGGTTGAGTCTGAAATATCAAGCTGGATATCTGTATTCCGATTGTAAAGCTGGAAGTACAGATCAGGCTTCAGGTCGTTTACTGTGACTTCTATTGTCGCTGGTTTACTCATAATATCTCCTATGCGCTGAATGAAATATCGCCCGATTTGTTCAGTTTCTCTTTTTCCGAGACCGCCCGCTGGTAATACTTGTCATACTTGTTCTGCCACATTTGTGCTCGGACAGGATTATACCACTTGGTTCCGGGTATTGACAGAAGATATTGTATCGCGTGCGAGTAAAGTGCCTCCGCCCACCTGTTCAGAAACCATTCCGGAAGCTCACAGGTCTGCAGCGTCGGCACGTAAATCACATCCGCCTCTAGTCCATTGACTACAGACGTGCTTGGCGGGACGATAAAGCTCAATGTATCAGGCAGGTCGAATGCGTAATTGTCCAGACTTTGCACGGCGCCTTTATTCCCTGCCGTAACGCCGGCATCGGTATTCCACCGAACCTCGTATATCCTTTGAACACGAGCGCACCAGTCCCACTCCAGCGTGTAAGCTTTCTGATCGGCAACCAGATTGTGCGGATCCAGAGTTTCTTTCCACGCCTCAGTATCATCGCAGAATTCACGGGACGCCTGGCGGAGCGCGTGGAGCATCTGTCCTTCCAGGCAGGCGCCCTTGGTCTCCTGAATGACATAATCGTACAGATCTGATAAATGTGCTCTATCGGCCATTATGACTCCAATCCTGATTGAGTGTAATGCATTACTGCCAGCGCCTGATTATTCGCATCCTGTGAGTCCTCAGCTATGCACCGACCAATTACGTAATGCATGACATTGGAAGCATATCTATCCGAAAAAGGTAGATCATTCCCTAGAGTTGCTTCTGTAACATCATCAGGGAAATCGATTATTACCTCGTCGGAAAAGAACGCCTCCATATACTTTTCCCACAATGCCATGGTTGCGTCATGCAGATAGAGAAGCTTAATGGCTGTTGGCCACCGCTTCTCGATATCTGTATTCGGTTGCGTATCAGACAGTTGCCTGTCTATTCTGCTGAATAACTCATTACCAGTCATAATAATTCCTTAACCAGCAGTGAAGATTACATCATGCATTTTTCAACGCGGCCATCTCTGCATCGCCGACAGCCTTCATTGCCTGATACTCTTCCTTGCTGGACTCACCAAGAATTCTAAACGGAAACGTCCTGACCTTACCGCCAACCTTGCGCTCTTGGCCCGGCAGTTGCTTGAACGTCTGCCTTACAGCATGCTCTGCACACTCAACAAACCGTGCAGGCAGTATAACCTCAACCTCTCTTGATATCGAAAGCAGATCCCCATTAACGCCCAGTGTCACCTTCTCTGGATCGTTAGGGCTTGATTTCGGGTCAAACCTTACTCTAAAATATTTCTCCGGCTCTCCAACCGTTCCTGTCACAGTCTTTGGGTCAATATGTTTCTTCGACTCCACCGGTACTTCCCGTATCTGTGAAGGGTCTCTTTTGGCTATCGCAAAGCCATCTTCGTATGGAACGATCTCGTACTCGTTGAAATCCATGTCTCGCTGTGCCATGGAAAGCTTAGCGCTTTTCGGCGTAGGAAACGGATCTCCTTTTGGCCCCACTATAACGTTGCTCTTATGCTCTGTACCTTGTTTTGTAGGTATGTCGCTCATTTGAGTCTCCTCACGAACTATTGAAAAAATCCCTACCGTGGAGTTCGTAGCCACGGCAGGGATTATAGATTCCTACTTATTCTCAGTGATCGTTGTCGTACTGACCGGCTTCAAAATGGCAGAGTTCGCCACTTGAATTAAGTTTGCCAGTCTCATTGATTACGAAACCTGCTGGCATCGGAGTGTTCGCTCCAATACCCAGATAGTCGTACATTCCACTAAGGAACTCGATACGGCCAGCCGAGATAGCCTCACTCAATGTAACTTCGTTTGCCTGATCGCCGTTGCTGGTCATTGCAACAACTGTCGCCCACTTGATCTGATCATCAACAGACTGACGAATAGCGATGCGTGAGCCTTCGCCGACGTAAGTTGTTGAGCATTCGGCATTCCAGTTACCGGTCTTGTTGGCTGCGCTTCCAAGCGTCCAAGTTGTGATCCTGCTGGCTGTTGGGACATTTGCGCCCTGTTTGTTCGGGCTTGTGTCGCGAACGATGTATGCTGTCTGTGCAGCGCTGAATCCTTCAGGTGTTCCACGATAAATGGCTATACCGGCGCCAGCGACAAGCTCTGTGAAGTATGCGTCAGAACTCGACAAGACACCCTCTTGCTGATCTGCTGTACGCATGTTCTTTGACCATACCGCAGCTACTGCCAAACCACCAGCATCCTCATCATTCCAAACTCTCACAAAGTCAGGTATAAATCCAATACCTACCTGAAGAGCAGCGCCTGTCCCGTTAAATGTTCCTGATATCAATCTCATCTGTACTACCTCCTTGATTATTAATTTACATTATACAGGCACGGAGCCATCCGGCTCCGCACCTATGTTTTCAAACACTTACGCTGGATTTGCAGTAGCCGCAACTTCCAATCTTCCGATCCACGTTTCATTAAGAATCGCAGCCGCTTGATACGTCTTCCAAGACACGATACCCTTCTGTGCCAGAGGATCTGCTACGCTTACTGTCGGGTTAGCAACAGCAGGAACGATAGCGTTTGCGCCCTGCAGAGGTACGATACCATAGGCATCGCGAGCAATGCAAAGGATCGGATACACGTCACAAGCAGTAGAAGCAGAAACAGTCGCACCGCTTGACAGGAAATCCGTTCCAGCTACGCCAGCTGCCGCCCAAGAATCAAACAATGCTGTCAGTACGAAGCGGAAGTTCTCTACTTTTCCTATTTCACCAGGAAGAGCGTTCATAGAGTTAGAGTACTGCTCAACAGGTACAAATCCTGTGAGGTTTCTGATATCAGCGTCCAGATCCGTGTGACCGAGAGAGAAGAATGCCATACCGACAGGCTCAGTTGATATCATGGCCGAAGCCTTGATGATCTGAGTTATTTCGCGAGCCTTGTTACGTTTGAACGATCTGTAAATGCGCTTGAGATCGCCGTTCGTGACTGCACTGTTAACCAGTGTGCGAGATGCTACGCCAGCCGCGTAGAATACGTTCGAGCCACCCTTGATGGAATTAAAA